AGTCATGTTTCTTGTCATACTTGGCCTGAATTGGGTCGTTTGAACGCAGATTTCTTCACTTGTGGTGAAAAAGACCCCAGAATTTGTGCTAAATACATTATTAACGCTTTAGAATCGGAAAAATATCGAATTCGTGTCGTAAAAAGATAAAAAAAGTGGTATAAATAAAAACAGGAAACTTTTTGTGTAAATAGTGGCTTCAAGGGCATTCAAAGATATCAATTTATCCTTCAAACGTCATCCAGTGACGAATGATTTGGTTGTGATTAAAAATGAGGACGCTATTAAGAGGTCTGTAAGAAATATAATTTTTACAATTCTTGGTGAAAAACCGTTTTCTCCTAATTTTGGTTCTTTTATATCAGAGTCTTTGTTTGAATTAAGTACAACTTATGATTCAATCGCTCTTGAAGATGAAATACAAAGTGTTTTGTATCAATTTGAACCAAGAATAGATAATATATCTGTTACTGTATCGATTGTACCAGATTCTAATGAAATGAATGCAACAGTTCAATACGATATTGTTGGTATTCCTTCGCCATCACAAATCGTAGATATCCTCCTTTTCCCAGCTAGAGTATAATGGCTTTCGGTCAATATGTCAACTTAGATTTCGATCAGATTAAAGCATCTATTAAAGATTATCTGAAATCGAATACAAATTTTACTGATTATGACTTTGAAGGGTCTAACCTTTCGGTCATTATTGATGCTTTAGCGTATAATACATATATTACGTCATATAATACTAATATGGCTGCAAACGAATGTTTTCTTGATTCCTCTACACTACGAGAAAACGTTGTTTCACTTGCTAGAAACATTGGATATGTTCCAAGATCTCGTAGATCCTCTCGTGCAAAGATTTCTTTTAACATTAGTGGAATTACTGAAACTGTAACAGCAACACTTCGTGCTGGTATTATTTGTAATGGTGCAGGCTCAAATACAAATTACATTTTTTCAATTCCAGAAGATATAACAGTCAATGTATCAGATGGAGTTGCGATATTTAATAATGTTGAAATATACGAAGGAACATTAGTTACTCAAAACTTTACAGTAAACACATCACAATATAATCAACGTTTTATTTTAACAAATTCATTTATTGACACTTCTACGATTCGTGTCAAGGTTAAACCAACCGAAAGTTCATCTTCAACGGTTACATATCAACAAATTGACAATATTGTTGGTGTGACATCAACATCTTCCTCTTATTTGTTACAAGAAATTGAAGATGAAAGGTATGAATTGATATTTGGTGACAATGTAATCGGTAAAAAACTTGCAAATGACAATTATATCACAATTTCTTATGTTATAACTGCTGGAAGAGATGGAAATGGTGCTTCTGAGTTTAGTTTGGTTGGAAATATAGTAGATCAAGATAATGCGACCATTGATGCATCTAATTTTTCTCGTATAACAACAAATGAAAATTCAAGAGATGGTGATGAAATTGAATCAATATCTTCAATTAAGTATTATGCTCCTCGTGTTTACTCATCCCAGTATCGTGCAGTTACCTCATCTGATTATGAATCAGTTTTAGGTTACATTTATCCAAATGTTGAGTCTGTTACAGCTTACGGTGGAGAAGAATTAAGTCCACCCCGATTTGGTAAAGTTTTTATATCTGTAAAACCTCGTAATGGTGATTTTTTATCAGACGAAACAAAAAGAGAATTAGTACAAAAATTAAAAAATTACGCAGTTGCTGGTATTGTACCAGAGTTTATTGATCTAAAATATTTGTATGTAGAACTTCAAACATCTGTATATTACAATACTAATTTAAATGATGATCCAAATAACCTAAAAACAGGCGTTTCAAATGCGTTAACTCAATATTCACGTTCAATTGATGTCAATAAATTTGGTGGTAGATTTAAATACAGTAAAGCTGTGTCACTGATTGATAGTATTGACTCATCAATCACATCAAATATCACTCTTGTTTTAATTCGTCGTAATTTAAAAGCAGTTTTAGGTAGATTTGCTCAATATGAAGTGTGTTTTGGTAATCGTTTCCACACACAAGAAAATTCATATAACGTTGTTTCAACTGGATTTACAATTGAAGGTGTCACAGGAACTGTTTATCTTTCTGATGAAGTAATCAATCGTGAAAAAGGACGAATATTCTTCTTTACATACACAGAGGGAGGAACTCCAAATATTGTTAAAAAGAATGCTGGAACAGTCGATTATATGACTGGTGAAGTTCTTATAGATACTGTGAATATACTTTCAACCGTAGTTGCAAATAATGTGATTGAAATACAAGCTATTCCACATTCAAATGATGTAATTGGTCTTCGTGATCTGTATATTAAATTTGATATGACAAATACCACAATTAATATGATACCAGATTTAATTGCATCAGGTGAAAACACCTCTGGATCAAGATTTGTTCATACTCATAGTTACTATACACCAACTTATACAAGAAAATCAAATTCTCCAGTCTCAACAGAGAGTGCAGCTCTTCCATCAACAGCTTCTTCAACTGCAACAACCACTACATCTGGTGGAACGTATTCATCAACCACTACATCAACCACTACAAGTTCTTCATCATCTAGTTCTAGTTCTGGCGGCGGATATTAATGATAGACACCTCAATACAAAGAGTTGAAATCAATCAGGTAATTGAAAATCAGTTACCTGAGTTTGTGCAATCAGAAAGTCCACTTTTTGTGGATTTCATGAAACAATATTATATCTCCCAAGAATATCAGGGTGGATCAATAAACATTGCTGAGAATCTTGACAGATATACTAAATTACAAACATATGTTGGTGCTGCACTCACCGAATACACTGGATTATCAACAAACACTGAATCATATTCATCTACAATCTTTGTAGATTCAACACAAGGATATCCAAGTAAGTATGGATTAATTAAAATTGATGATGAGATCATCACTTATACTGGCATTGGAACAACATCTTTCACTGGATGTATTCGTGGTTTCAGTGGTGTTGATAATATGGATCAACCTACAAGACCTGATCTACTATCATTTAATACAAGTGTGGGTGTTTCTCATACTGGTGGTTCAAAAGTTCATAATCTATCAAATCTTTTCATTCGTGAGTTTTTTACTAAACTTAAAACAACTTTTGCAAGTGGTTTTGAAAATCGTAAATTAGATAGTGATCTAGATCAAGTTAAGTTTATTCGTCAGATTAAAGATTTTTATAAAACAAAAGGAACAGAAGAATCATATAAAATTTTATTCAGAGCATTATACGGTGAAGAAGTTAGTATTATCAAACCATCTGAATTTTTAATCAAACCATCAGATGCAGATTATGGTTTTGCACAGGATTTTGTAGTTAAATCAATCACAGGTGATCCAAGAAATTTAAAAGGATCAACACTTTTTCAAGATAATGACGAGGATGATAGTAATATTCGAGGTGCCTCTGGTGCGATATCAGATGTAAAAGACTTTGTATATGGTGGAGAACATTATTATCAGATAAGTGTATCACAAGATTCAATTAATGGTGATTTTATAGTTCCAGGCAGAACTCGAATCGTTGATCCAATATCGTTAGGTTCAACTGTAATGACAGTTGATACAACAGTTGGATTCCCTACAAGTGGTTCTTTATCATTACCAACAGCGAGTATTGCTGGTGTTGTGACTTATACAGGTAAAACTACAAACCAATTTGTTGGATTACCCACTGCTGTTGATGTTTTAAATGTTGGTGATGATATACAATATAACAATGTTGCGTATGGATATTCTTTTGCAAATACAACAAATAAAATTGAAGTTTTAATTACTGGAGTATTAAAAGATTTTCCAATACCTGATACAACTTTTTACTTTAATAAAGGCGACAAGATTAAAGTTGGTTCATTTGGTATAAACAAAAGTTCTGAAGACTCTAATTTTGGATCATGGGTTTATAATACATCTGTAAGATTTACCCCAAAGACAATTACTCGTCAATCAAGTAGTAGTTTTAGTATTATAACTCGTTCTGATCATCAATTCTTAGAAGAAGATGCAGTTGAAGTTTTAGATGAACAATCTAAGTTATTAACAGTTGGTAGAGTGTTAAGTGTTATTAGTAGTTCAACTTTTATATTAGGTGATTTGCCTGGCATTAGTGAGTTTAATATTTCTTTTATCCGAAGAAGATTAAAGAGAGGAAATAGTTCAGTTCATGATAATATTACAAAATATACTGTAGATGTTCAAAATACTTATGATCACGATACCGATGGTTCATATATTGCTTCACCATCTATTCCAAGTTTAGGTAATGAACCTATAGTTGCACCAGATCGGTCTGTAACGTGGACTGGCGCCACTGGCGGCGACGTTATACAGTTGATACAGGTTACTGAGGGTGCAGCTGATCATGGATTTTATTCTGGAGAAGTTGTCACATATAATGTGGTAAGTGGTTTCTTAGGTCAGTTAATTGATGGAAAGAATTATTATGTAAGTCGTATTGATTCTAATAACATTCGTCTTGCAAACTCATTACCAGATTTAATCAATGGTGATTTTGTAGATGCGACAGGAAATGGTACTTTTAAAATTTCTGTTCCAGACATAGCAAATAAAAAACTTGAACATCAAAAATTATTAAAGAGAATCTCTTTAAATCCAACCTTTGACGGAGCAAGGCGTGAGACATCGCCAGGCACGACTGGCATGTTAGTAAATGGTACAGAGATATCAAACTACAAGTCAGGTGATGTTATATTTTTTGGTGGTGTTGAATCAATTGACGTTTTGGAAGGTGGATCTCAATATGATGTAATTACTCCTCCAAAAGTGAGTGTTGAAAGTTTAACTGGTGCTGGTGTAAGTGCAACAGCAAACGTAAAAGGTTCATTTGAGAGAATTGATGTCATAGATCCAGGCTTTGATTACATTGGCCCTCCAGTTATTCAAATTAGTGGAGGAAATGGTCGGAATGCCACTGCGAGAGCAAGACTAAAACAAGTAGATCACTTCGTTGATTTTGATGCATCTTCAACTGGTAACATAATTAATATATCAGAAGATACGATTGGTTTTGGAACTTTTCATAAGTTTAGAGATGGAGAAGCTATAATTTACAAAACTTTTGGTACTGGTGCAATTGGTATCGCAAGTGCTGGTATTACTACAACTGCAATTCAAGATCCCCCAGATCAAAGATTAGTTAATGAAGCAATATATTTTGCATCTAAAGTTAACAATACAACAATTAAACTTGCAAATAGTGAGAATGATGCATTAACTAAATCAAATCTTATTAATCTTACTGGATTTGCTGATGGAACACAAAGATTTAAAACTTTAAGAAAGAAACTAGTTTTAGGTCAAATTATAGTTGATAATCCTGGCGAGGGATATGAAAACAAAAGAAGATTAGTTCCCATAACTGGTATTAATACATATTCAGATTTTATTGAATATAAAAATCATGGATTTGAAAATGGAGAACTTATTAGATATTCTAATGATCAAGTTAAAATTGGTGGGTTAGACACTGATCAAGATTATTATGTTTTAAAAGTAAGTGATGATAGATTTAGACTTGCTGCTGCTGGAATTGGTTCAACTTTATCAAATTTAAATTATGTAACAAAACAATTTGTTGGATTAACATCAATTGGTTCTGGAGATCATATATTTAACTATCCTCCTATTAAAGTTTCAGTCAAAGGAACTGTTGGAATTAATACAGAACAACCAGAAAACTATCATGCAACTGTAAATCCAATAGTAAGAGGTTCACTTACATCAATCAACGTTGAAAATCCTGGCCTTGGATATGGAGCTCCAACTACCTTTAATTTTAGTATTCCTCCTCAAGTTAGAGTTTCCTCTGGATCATCCTCAGAGTATAAAGCTATTGTAACTGATGGAAAAATACGATCTGTAATCGTAACTCGGTCAGGTGGTGAATATACTTCTGCTCCAGACCTTACTATCTTGGGTGATGGTGTTGGTGCAAAAATAATATCCTCAATCAGTAATGGAAGAGTTGATACAGTAACTGTTGACAATGGAGGAGTTGGATATACCACTGCAAGTGTTGGTGTTCAAGAGGTAATTCCTGGCACTGGTGCTGTATTTTTACCAAAAATTAAATCTTGGTCAATTAACAATGTCAAGAGATATGAAGATATATTTTATGACGATGATGGATTCTTAAGTCGTGGTGATAATGATAATGGAATTAAATTTACATCATTTTATGTTCCTAGAGGATTAAGAAAAATCCTAAAACAAAAAAATAGTGATGGAACTATAGATTACACATCAAATGATTTAAATCTTTTAAATAACGCAGAACAAGTATCTTTAAATCATTCACCAATTATCGGATGGGCTTATGATGGAAATCCAATTTACGGGCCATATGGATATGATCGTAAGGATGGTGGTATAGTAAGAATTATGAGATCTAGTTATTCTCTTAAGACATCAAGAGAGAATGGCCCACCAATAGCTACATTTCCACTTGGATTCTTTATTGATGATTATGAATATCTTGGAAATGGTGATTTAGATGAAAATAATGGAAGATTTTGCATTACTCCAGATTATCCAAAAGGAACATTTGCTTATTTTGCAACAATCAATCCAAATGAAAATGAAACTAGTGGAACGTTTAAAAACTTCCGTTCTCCAGTATTTCCATATTTAATTGGTGAAAATTATGCTGCGAAACCAGATGATTGGAACTTTATAGAAACAAATAATCAGGATTTGGATTTAAATACTTTAAATTTAAGAAGAAATACAAATCCATACAAACTTGATAGTTCTGGTTCAGAATATGAAGGGATACATGATAGTAGAAAATTAGTTGATCAAGAAATAGAAGTTAATTATGCATCGCCAGGCAGAATCAATCAATATGAATTATTAAGTGCTGGATCTGGTTATCAAGTCAAAGAAAAATTAAATATTCAAAATTTAGGAAGAGGAAAAGGTTTCTCTGCTGATATTGGGAGAGTTAATGGAAAGGAAATCGTATCTATCGCTTCATCGGTAGTTAAGATTGAAAATTTAGTATTTAGTTACAACAATGATACAGGAAATGTAACAGGATTATCATCACAACCTCATGATTTAGTTGTAGGTGATATTGTGACAATATCGGGATTATCAACTGATAGTCTCAGACAATTAGATGGTAGACATCAAATTGGATTTAATACATCTTTCTTACTTCTCAATACAGGAATTGGAACCACTGCTGCTACAGGAATTGTTACAGACATCTCTGTAACTGGTGATTTATCAAGAAATACTATTGCACCGAATGATGTTTTAGGTATTACAACAGAAAGAATGTTAGTTCTTAATGTTGATGATGTTAATAGTAAAGTTAAAGTCAAGAGAGAATTTGATGGTGTTTTAGGAACTGCTCATACAAGTGCTTCATTAGTTACATCTTTAAATCGTACGATAGTATTTAATTTAGGTATTAATACTGACATACAAACAAGAGTTAATATTCCTAAGTACTTTAATCCAATTGAAAGTGTTTCTTTAGGAGAGTCATCTGGAGTTGGTATTGGTTCAACGATAAGATATTCATTCAGAGTAGTTGGTGGTGGATCTACAGAAATATTTGTTCCTAGTCAAAATATCTTTTTACAGAATCATGGATTTAAAACTGGTGATAAACTTTTATATTCTAGTGATACTGGAAATCCACTTTTAGTATCAAATGGTATAGGACAAACTTTTAGTCTGATAAACAATTCTCCAGTATTTGCAATTAATGATGGTGTAAATTTACTTGGATTATCTACAAATCCAGTTGCAATTGGATCAACTGGATCTGTCACTGGTATTGGATCAACAGCATATCAATTATTCTTTAAAGGACATGGAACTGGCGTAGTTCATAGTTTAACACCACAAAAATCAGAGATTACTGGTTTTGCCGAAAAAGTAGTTGCAACTGTTGTATGTAAAGAGGCACATAAATTACAAGCAAATGATAATGTCACAATATCATTAACACCAGGCATTACAACTTCATTCCAAATTGAATATGACGATACAACTCGTAGAACATTTATAAATCCAATTAATTTTGGTGCGTCTGCGGTTGATATTGCAAAAGATGAAATTACAATTCCCAATCACAGATATAGAACTGGAGACAAGATACTTTACAAATCATCTAGTCCAGCAAATCCACTTTTCAATAACTTTACTTATTTTGTAGTTAGAATTGATAATAATACAATTAAATTATCAGAATCTTTCTTCAAATCTAAAAAATTAATTCCTGATTGTATTTCATTAACATCAACAGGATCAGGACATGTAATTGCACTGATTAATCCACCATTAATTTTAACTCGTGGATATAAAGTTGGTTTTGCTGTATCAGATACATCATTAACCCAAGTTATTTCTGGAAAGAAAACAAAAATATTTGATTTTGAGTTATTCAGAGATTCTAACTTCACTAACCCATATTTTAATAATACTGAAGACTCAGGATTCCAAGTTGTAGGCGTTGGAACAGTGGGCGTAACTACAACTGCTAGAGTTGATCTATCAGTTACAAGTAATACACCAAGTAATTTATTCTATAAATTAACCCCAGTTAACTTTAATATTAATGCTCCATTTAAGAGAAATCCTATTATTGATACAGACGTTATCAACTTCTCCAAGCTACAGATATCAAGTAGTGGATATAATGGCAACTTTAATATAAGTGGAATTGGAAGCACAACTTTTTCATTCGTTCTTGCAAGACAACCAGAAAAAGATGGTTATACAAAAAATGAGTCAACTATTTTACAATATGATACATCATCTACAACTGCTGTAGGTAGTATTAGTAATATTAAAGTAGTTTCTAAAGGAAAAAATTATAGAACTATACCAGTTGTTACTTCAATTGGATCCACAAATGGTGTTGGTGCTGTTGTTCGTTTGAATAGTAATGAAATTGGTAAGTTAAGAAGATATACAATTAAGAATTTAGGATTTGATTACTCAGCAGATAAAACAATTCAACCATCTGTACAATTACCACAAATTTTAAGATTAGATAGATTATCGAAAATTGCAAATATTGGAATTAGTTCTGGTGGTAAAAATTATCTTGAACCTCCAAATATTGTTGTTATTGATCGTGTAACTGGATCAGTTAAGGATGAAGTAATAACCGCAGTTGATCTACAAGGAACATCTGTATCTGAAGTTAGACTTTTAAGAAATACAAATTCTCTTTATGATACTAATCCAAGAATTATTCCAACAAATAATAACAATGGAATTAAAGTTAAAGATCTTGAATTTACAAGTGGAACAAATCTTGTTAAACTAACTTTAGAAGGGTCTTATGATTCCACAACTTATCCGTTTGAATTAGGTAAAAAACTTTATGTTGAAAATATAGGTATTGGATCTACAGGAAGTGGTTATAATTCTTCAAATTACAATTATGAACCATTTGTAATCACTGGTGTGAATACAAATCCAGGCGGAGGAAATGCAACTGTTTCATATAATTTAGACTCATCAGTTACAAGCCCAGGCATCTTTAGCGGCCCTTCATCTTCTGGACAGGCAATACCATTTGAAAATATCGCTTCGTTTAATATTGATGTTGATACAAATCAATTTAGTGTTGGTGAGATTGTTAGCACAGGTGATAAAATTGGAACTGTTGTTGCATGGAATGAAAATAATAAGTATCTTAAAATTCTTTCAAATGATAATTTTGATGTCGGAGAATCTATTAATGGATCGTCATCCAAATCAATCGCTTTAATTGAACAAGTTACCAGATTTAATTCAGTATTTAATATTGATTCTGATTCTGAATTTAGAAGTGGTTTCCGTAAAGATACTGGTAAGTTAAACACAGAACTACAAAAACTATCAGATAATGATTACTATCAAACATTCTCATATTCATTAGGAAGCACAATTGATTATGAAACATGGAAAGATCCTGTCAATAGTCTCGGTCATGTTGTTGGATTTAGAAATTTTGCTGATGTGAGTGTTGTTTCTATTGCATCAACTGATGATAAGAATCGTAGAAATGCATCCGTTGGTGTTTCAACTGCTGTTGCAGTTGTTGTAGCTGATTTAGTGAGTGAGAATGAGTCTATTCACAATACATATGATTTTGATTTAGTTACAGAAAATTCTAAAAATATTGAAGGATTATTTGCATCTGATGAAATTAATTTTAGTAATAAAATTTTAACAGACTACATTGAATCAAGAACAAACAGAGCAATATCAATTGATAGTGTAAGTTCTCAGTTTAATGACCTACCTCGTGCGACTGCATTTTCTGATGTATTTGACTTCAATATCAATGATATTGACGGAGTTAAGTTCTATGTAATGCTTTTTGATACTAGATTTTCAGGTGAGAAGGAAATAATTCAGGTTAATTTACTTCATGATGGTTCTACTGGTTACATGATGAAGTTTGGTCGTGTAGAAACATCAATTGATCTTGGTGATTTTGATTTCAACGTATCAGGAGTCATCGGTAATTTAAGATTTGTTCCAGCAAAATCTAAATTTAATAATTATGCATTAAGATTATTCGCTGTAGAGACATTTAAAAATACTGACTCTACAGGTATTAACACATTATCAATTGGAACAGGATATGATATTATTTCTACTTCAGCTGGTATTGGATCAACAGATCCATCTCCTGTACAGGTTGTAGGATTTGGATCAACTGCAATTACAACATCTAAGTTACTAGTGCAAACACAAGAACTGGGTGGTAATCAAAGAACTCAAATAAATGAATTAGTTGTTTTAAATGATAGTGAAGAGGTATATCTTTTAGATTATGCACAGATGACAAATGACAACCTATCAATTACTGATGCTCCAAGTGTGGGTCTAGGAACATTTGGTGCAGATGTAAGATCAGGTATCACAAGTGTTTACTTTACACCTGTAACTGGTGTAGGTGTAACAATGAGAGTTCATCAGGTAGCAATCGGAGGAACTGCAACAGGTATTGGAAGCACACTCGTATCAACTACTGAAGTATTAACTACAACAACAAATATTGCTTCAACTGGAACTCCACAACCAACAAGAATTAGTGGAATAAATTCTAATACATATACTGCTTTTGATGCATTAATTGAATTACATGATACTACGAATGACAAATATGCCGTCACTCAAGTAACTGCGATTCATGATGGCACTACTCCTTACTTTACAGAGTTTGGTTATATGGATAACTTCTCTGATAATCCTACCAGTACATCTGGTATTGGAACTGTTGGTGTTGGATATTCATCTACAAGTGATGGTGATATTGAACTTCGTTTAACTCCTCCAGCAAACACAGCAGTTACAGCCAAGGTTTTCCAGTACAACTTTAATGAAACTGGAACAGGTGGAGTAGGTTTTGTTACATTTACTGATTCTAGATTAAAATCTGTTGAAGGTTCATATACTGGAACTGAGAATGATATTAAGTTCTCATTTAATATGAAACATACAGGTGATTCAATATTCCATAAAACATTTGATTCAGAAGACCCAGCTGTAGTTGACGTTACAAACAATACATTCATAGTTGATAATCACTTCTTTAATACTGGTGAGGAATTAACTTACAGTCCAATTGGTTCTGGAACAACCATGAACATTGGAATTGCAGCAACTGCTATCAGTGGAATTGGTGTTACCTCCAAGATGCCACCTACAGTATTCGCAGTTAAGATTGCAGAGAATAAATTTAAAGTTGCAAGAACAGCAGCTGAAGCACTTCAAAATGTTCCTAAAGTTCTTGATATTACAGCTGTTGGTGTTGGAACTACTCAATCATTTACTTCAACCAATCTCAATTCTAAAGTTTTAGTTACTCTTGATAATAATATTCAAAGTCCAGTTATACAATCGCCAATTGTATCTAAACTTTCATTTGATGCAGTATCAGAGACAGATTTCATTACATTGACAGGTATATCGTCGTTCTTCTCTGGTGACGTTATCAAGGTTAATGATGAATTTATGAAAATTGATACTGTTGGTATTGGATCTACAAATCAAATACTTGTGAAGAGAGGACAACTTAATTCTGCAATAGCGAATCATGATGCTGATGATGTTGTTACTAAGTTCTTAGGTAATTATCAGATTGTTAAAGATACGATTAACTTTACAGATGCACCCAAAGGTGAGAAAGGCCCATCAGGACTTACAACGACATCTACCTTTGTAGGTCGTGTATTTACACACACAGGTGTGCCTGGCGGGTCTCAAGAGACTTATTCAAATAACTTTGTGTTTGATACAGTAGAGGATCAATTTACAGGAATCGCAACCAACTTTATTCTTAAGTCTGGTGGTTCAAATGTAACTGGATTCGCAACAAATACAGGTATAATTCTTCTTAACGAAATATTCCAGAATCCAAACGATGATTATAATATCGTAGAAACTACTGGTATCACATCTGTAAGTTTCACTGGTGTTGGAGTCACAAACAATTATGATGTGAATGTATCTTCTGTCCCCAGAGGTGGTATTATTGTCTCAGTTGGAGAAAGTGAATCATTTGGATATCAATCTCTAGTTGCTGCTGGTGGAACTGCGATTGTATCTGCTGCTGGAACTGTTGAATCTGTATCTATTGGAAATAGTGGATCAGGTTATAGAGTTGGACTTCAAACTAATATTCTTGTAAAAGCAGTTGGAAGTTCTGGTATTGTAACTATTGGTAAGGCAAATGTATCTGCTGGTATAGTTACATCAGTTACTATTACTAATGGTGGTGGTTCTGGATTCAGTTCTGCAACACCTCCAGATCTTGAGTTTGATTTACCACTTAACTATGAGAACATAAAATTAACAGGTAGTTCCACAGGTATTGGTGCTTCCGTATCAGTTCGTGTTGGTGCTGCTTCTAGTATGATTGCTTTTGAGATTACTAACTTTGGATATAATTATAAAATAGGTGATGTTTTAACTGTAGAACAGGAAGGACAAGCTGGCATTCCTACAGACGCATCAAAAGTTTCTTCATTCAAACCATTCATATTAACTGTTCTTGATACATTTAATGATAGTTTTGCTGGATTTACATTTGGTGAATTAGAAAAATTAAATAGTTTTGATGATCTGTTTGATGGTACTAGAAGATCATTTAACTTAACTAAAACAATTGGTGCTGCAGAAACATTAATTACTTTAAGATCTGCAAAAGGATCTCCAATTCGTGTAGAGGATAATTGTTTAATATTCTTAAATGATATTCTTCAAGTTCCTTTTGAAAGTTATGTGTTTAATGGTGGATCACAAGTTACGTTCTCTGAGGCGCCAAAACGTGACGATAAAGTAAGAATTTACTACTATCGTGGATCTGATCATGATGTGATTGATGTTGATATTTTGGAAACTGTAAAAACTGGTGATAGATTAACAATTAACAAGTATCCTGACATCGGTTTAGATGATGTATTCCAACAAGAACCTAGAACAGTTACAGGTATTACAACTACCGACTCTGTATCTACTAATACATATATTGATGCTGGAATTACAACGGTCAGAACACTTCAAAGACCAGTAACTTGGAAAAAACAAATATCAGATGTCGTTGTGAATAATATTGGAATTGGTAAAGATAGAGTTGAACTAGAACCTGGCATTCGTCCAACTGCATATCTAATTAAGAGTGTATCTGCTGGTTCAAGTGAAATGTTTGTAGATTCAGCAGTTCCATTGTTTAATCAAGTTGATGATATTGTTGAAGTTAAACAAAGTGTGTTGATTCTTGATCGCACGACCAAAACAGGTGTTGCTGCAACTGCAATAGTTTCTGGAACTGGAGGAATATCAACAGTTTCCATATCAAATGGTGGATCAGGATATACCGCCTCACCACATGTATCAATTGGTGTAACTGCTGGTATTGGAACTATCTTTGCTGGTATTGGAACTACATCTGCAAATGCAACAGCTGTTGCAACTGTGTCTGCTGCTGGAACAATATCTGCTGTCACAATAACAAATGCTGGTGCTGGATATACAAATACAAACCCACCAGTGGTTTTAATTGAACCAGAATCTGTCACTCAAGATACTTTAACTAGTATTAAGTATGATGGTGATTTTGGAGACATAGTTGGAATTGCTACAACAGCTGTTGCTGGAATCGGAACAGCATTACAGTTTGATTTATTCATATCCAAAGATTCTGTTCTTCGTGATGCATCAGTTGTCGGAACTGCGATAACTGTAAGTGGTATCGGATCAGGACACTACTTTACTGTATTTGATAGTAATGTTGGTAGTGGTTTAACTTCTTATGAAAATGCTGTTGGAACTTCTCCAGTTGGTATTGGCACATCCTTTATAGATAATATATACAAGGTGCATAG